TATACTGGTGTGCAATCCACCCAGAAGTTTCACACGACCTTCGTGCAGAAACAGGCTCAGCCTCTTGGAGATTGCCTCACGAATACCAATCAAATGCCGAAATTTGGGCAGGAGAAATTGGAACATTTGAAGGTGCATACTTCATCGAATCACCACGTATGTACAACGCCACCGATGGTGGTTCAAGTGCACGCGTGTTCCGTACAATTCTTGCTGGTCAACAAGCACTTGCTGAAGCAGTTGCTGAAGAACCACACGTAGTTATCGGAAACGTAACTGACAAATTGATGCGCTTGCGCCCAATTGGTTGGTACGGTGTACTTGGCTTCAAACGTTATCGTGAAGAAGCATTGTACAGAATTGAATCATCTTCAAGCATTAACGCTTCATAAGTTAGATTCAAATCAAATTTAAAGCCCCTGGGCAACTGGGGGCTTTACTTATTAGGAGAGCAAATTGCCAACATTTTTTCCACCAACAGTTGATGAAGGACCAGCAGGGTATGGTCTATTCTATCGTTACAAACATAAACGTGGAATTAGTGTATTAAAAATTAGTGGCACATATTATAAAATAAGAGTTCCTTCTACCGACCAAGTTGATTCTGCTACAGAATATTATGCTGGAGGACACGAGCACAATGTTACCAATGCACAAAAGACAGCACTTATTAACGCTGGCATCGGCATTACTGAAAGTAACTTTGAAGGATGATAGAGAACGTTTTAATAGCAGGAGCAACAGCAAGCGCGATTGCCTCTGTATATTTTGTGATTGCACCATCGGCAAAAAGGATTCGTTCTATGATGGAATGGTTGGAAAGATTTCGCCGAGATTGGGAAGGCGAGCCTGGTGGTCCAGGTAGAGACCGTGTTCCAGGTGTAATGGAAAGACTTAACAGACTAGATGGTGAGTTAAGTAATAATGGTGGTACATCTATTAAAGATGCCATTGATAGAATTGAAAAAGTTTTAGGGACAAAATGAGTTTACATAGAGAACGTACACATCCTGAATATGTTGAAGGATGTTTTGGTTGTAAGGCTTCAACAGTTGACTTGAATCCTGGTGAAGCATCCACTAGACTAACAATGTCTGCAAAGAAGTGGGACAATGAACTTGCGTTATATCGTCAGGCTAGGTCACAGGGTATTCAACCTGATAGCACCAAAACTAAAGATATACGTAGGGCAATAGATATATCAAACAAAACAGGAGTAGCATACGGTGCGTAAAAATCCAGGTAAGATTAAAAAAGTTATGAAGGAATACAAAAAGGGCGAACTCAATATGGGTAAGTCTAGTAAAAAAGTTAAGTCAAAGAAACAAGCAATTGCTATCGCTATGAGCGAAGCAGGTATGGCTAAGAAAAAGAAAAAGGGTAAAAAATAATGTGCGCAACTTGTGGATGTAACTATCCTAACTTAGAACACGCTATGGCTAATGCTAAAGGCAATAACCCAATGGGTATGCCAATTGCACCAAAGCCATCAAGCATTGAAAAAGCAACACCTAAGCAACCTAAGAAGTAACTATGGCTATCAAAGTTAAACAATCAACTATCGATGAAATTAAAAAGATGGGTATGACTAAGGCTCTTGCTGCTGCAAAGACTCGCCGTACTCCAGAATACCAAGAAGCAATCAAACGTATGTATGGTGCTAAGAGATTAGCAAAGGCTACTGCTGGTGCTAAAACAACAAGAGGAAGTTCAATTCCTGTTGGTGGTGTTATGGGTTCTAAGAGGTCTAAAGTTATGTCTGGTCCTGTAACTTCAACAATGAAGAAAAAAGTTGTTAAACGTAACGCTGCTGGTAAAGTTGTTAATAGGCAAAGTTTTGCTGATTTAACTCCTGCACAAAAAAAGACTGTTACAGCAAAAATGAAGGCTGACCGTAGTAAAACTTCACGTACTGCAGGTAAAGTTGTTGGTGTTCTTTCAGCACCGTTTGGTCCTGTTGGTGCTGCTGCTGCAATTTATGGTACAAGAGATTTCAGAAAAAGAAAGAAGAAATAATGATTAAAGATTCTCGCCTTAAAAGGGCTGGAGTCTCTGGGTATAACAAACCAAAACGAACCCCTAGCCACCCAACTAAATCACACGTTGTTGTGGCTAAGGTTGGTTCACAAGTTAAGACTATTCGTTTTGGTCAGCAAGGTGTTACTGGGGACAGACAACCTACTAAACGTCAAGCATCTTTTAAAGCACGTCACGCAAAGAATATTGCTAAGGGTAAGATGAGCGCAGCCTATTGGGCGGATAAGGTTAAGTGGTGAAGAAACAATTTTGGGATAAAAAGAACCCTAAGAAAACTTCTAAGAAATTAACTCCAGCACAAATTAAAAGTGCCAAGGCTCGTGCTAAGGCTGCTGGTAGAAAATACCCAAACCTAGTAGATAATGCTGCTGTAGCAAGAAAATCTAAATAAAACATATTGGGGACGATATGAAAATAGCAGTATATGCAATTGCTTTAAATGAAGAGAAGCACGTTATGCGTTGGTTGGAAGCAACCAAAGATGCTGATGTTAGACTAGTTGCTGATACTGGTTCAACAGATAGAACTGTTAAAATATTACAAGGGGCACCAAATGTTATTGTTCATCAAATCAGTGTTCAACCGTTCAGGTTTGATGATGCGCGTAATGCTGCTCTTGCTTTGTTACCTACTGATGTTGATATGTGTCTTTCCCTTGATTTGGATGAGATACCGCAAGATGGATTCTTTGATGTTGTAAGACAGAACTGGACTCCTGATGTTAACCGTATTTGGTTAACTTGGGAAACAGGATACAAGTGGCAGAACAATAATCGTTTTCATTCAAGACACGGTTATCGTTGGGTTAAGCCTTGCCACGAGGTCACAGAATATTATGGTGACTTTTTTGGTGGTGAAGAGAAAAGTATTACTCTTGATTTAACTGTTACACATAGACCTGATGATGATAAGTCTAGGGCACAGTATCTTCCTATGTTGAAGATGGCTGTTGCTGAAGCACCTAATGATGCTCGTATGTGGGCTTATCTTTGCAGAGAGTATTTCTTTCACAATAAGTGGAGAGAAACTATTGAGTCTGCTGAAGAGATGCTTAAAGCAGGTGGCTGGTATATAGAACGTGCAGCGTCTTGTAGGGCTGCTGGTGAAGCGTTTGTAAATCTTAAGAATAAAGAGATGGCAAGGGACTGGTTTGTTAAAGGTGTGAAAGAGGCACCTGACCAACTTGAGGCTTGGTATTCTTTAGCACAATTTAATTATGATGTTAAGAACTGGCAGGGATGTTGGGACTCAGCAATTAAGGTTGAGACACTTACTAAAGAGAAACATTATCTTATTAATGATGATGTTTGGAATTGGAAATGTTTTGATTTGTTAGCCATCTCAGGATGGCATCTTGGTAAAAAGAAAGAAGCAATTGATTACGCAGTGATGGCAATACAAAACAATCCTAAAGAACAAAGATTAATAGATAACTTGGAATGGATGCAAAAACAGGATGACAACGTTTAACGATATGGTTGAAGAGGTTTTAATTAACCTTGAAGGTTTTACCCTTCGTCAAGACCGTACCACATATTTAACTTCTGGTATTGATTCAGATGATTTAAGTATCTCTCTTGCCAGTGGTGACAACATTGGTAAAGGTATTATAGAAATTGATGATGAACTTATTCACATTGACTCTGTTGACCGTTCTGACCGTTCTGCTGTTATCTCACCATTTGGTAGAGGTTATCGTGGCACAACTGCTGCATCACATTCTGCTAACGCTAAAGTAACATTCTCCCCAAGTTTCCCACGTTTATCTGTTAAACGTGCAATCAATGACACTATCCGTGCAGTTTACCCAAATGTTTACGGTAAAGCATCCACAACTTTTACATTCAATCCTTCTGTAACAACATACTCATTACCTGTTGAAGCAGAAACAGTGTTAGCAGTTTCTTGGGATACCATTGGACCAAGTAATGAATGGTTGCCAATTAGACGTTGGAGACACGACCCAACTGCTAATACAGGTGAGTACGCAACAAGTAACGCTATCAGTATTTATGAACCAATTGTTCCTGGTCGTACTATAAATGTTGTTTACTCTAAAACACCTACACCATTATCAAATGCTAATGATGTGTTTACAACTGTTACAGGTCTTGAAGAAACAAGTCGTGATTTAATTATTTACGGTGCAGCCTATCGTATGGCTTCTTTCATTGACCCAGGTCGTTTAACATTTACTTCACCTGAAGCAGACCAAAACGACCAGACTCGTCCTTTTGGTTCTGGTACAAATACTGCAAGATATTTGTTGGCTTTGTATCAGCAACGTTTGCAAGAAGAAACAAATAGGTTAATCGGTAAGTATCCTGTCCGCGTCCACTACACAATATAAGGTAAATTAATGTCCAGAAAATATTCTAGCGTTTCACTCGAAACAGAAGTTGTTGGTTCTTTAACCACATCTGCAACAAGTATTACAGTTGTTAACGCAACTAATCTTCTCGGTGGTATCAACGCAGCATCCATCAACACTACTGATGACTTCATTGTTGTTCTTGACCCTGAAACATCAAGTGAAGAAATTGTTAGGGTAACTGCTGTTGCTTCTAACACTCTCACTGTTGTTCGTGGTTATGATGGTTCAACTGCTAAGACTCATACTTCTGGTGCCAAGGTTCGCCATATGGCTATCGGTGAGGATATGCGTAATGCTGCAGCCCACATTGAGGCTACTGCTGCTCACGGTGCTACTGGTGCTGTGGTTGGTACAACTAATACCCAAACTTTAACTAACAAAACTATTAGTGCTGCAAGTAATACTATTAGTGATATTGCTAACGCTAACATTGCTTCTGCTGCTGCGATTGCTGATACTAAACTTGGTACTATTTCTACAGCGAATAAGGTTCAGAACTCTGCTACTACTGCTACTTCAAGTAACTCTGGTTCAGCAATTGTTTCTCGTGATTCTTCAGGTAACTTCAGTGCAGGAACTATCACTGCTGCTTTAACAGGTAACGTAACTGGTAATGCTTCTACTGCTACCACTCTTGCTACTGCTAGAGATTTTCAAATCCTTGGTGATGTTGAGGCTTCTGCTGTTTCTTTTAATGGTTCAGGTAACGTTAACTTAACAACACAGATTGCTAACAATGTTATTGTTAACGCAGACATTAATGCTTCTGCTGCAATTGATAAGACTAAGATTGCTGGTACAGCAATTACTGCTGCAGATACTGGTACTGTAACTAACACAATGTTGGCTGGTTCAATTGCCAACAGTAAGTTAGCAACTGACCCTTTGGCTCGTGCTAACCACACTGGTACACAACTAGCAGCAACTGTTTCAGATTTTGATACACAGGTTCGTACTTCTAAAGTAACTGACCTTGCTGCACCTACTGGTTCATTCTCAATGAACTCACAAAAGATTACTAACCTTGCAACAGCAACAACAAGCACTGATGCTATTAACAAAGATTATGTTGATAGTAAAGTTGGTGCCAATAATGGTATTGCTTCACTTGATTCTGCAGGTAAGGTTCCAACTTCACAACTTCCTGCTGTTGCTATCGCTGAAACCTATGTTGTAAATTCACAAGCAGCGATGCTTGCTTTACCATCTGATGTTGGTGAGATTGCAATTCGTACAGATGTTAGCAAGTCTTTCATTCTTACAGCATCTCCTGCTTCTACTCTTGGTAACTGGCAAGAACTGTTAACCAGTGATGCTGTTACTTCTGTTGATGGTCAAACAGGTAACGTAAGTTTGGCTTCAACATATGTTAACGTTACTGGTGATACTATGTCTGGTGCCCTTGCTATGGGTACTAACAAGATTACTGGTATGGGTGACCCAACATCTGCACAGGATGCTGCAACTAAAAACTATGTTGATACTGCAGTTATTGCACCAAGTAATCTTACTGGTCCTATTACTTCTGTTGGTTCAGCAACTTCTGTTGCTGCACAAACTGGTACTGGTTCTACTTTTGTTATGCAAACCAGTCCAACTTTAACCACACCTAACATTGGTGTTGCTACTGCAACATCTATTAACGGTACAACTATTCCAAATACAGCAACACTTGTTACAACTGCTGATACTGCTTTACTTGTTCCAAGTCAAACAGGTCAAAATGGTAAAGTTTTAACAACTAACGGTACTGCTTCTTCTTGGGGTAGTGCTGGTTCAGCAACTTATTATCAAACTTCAGCCCCTACAGCGACTGCTGTTGGTGAGTTGTGGGTTGATTCTGATGCAACAGCATCAATTTTAAATACTAACGATTTTGTTCAAAAGACAAATATTTATTCAGAAGCGATTCATCCGTTCGTGATGATGGGAGCATAAGGAAAACTAATGGCAATTACATATAAGGTGCTAGGTCAATCAGCACCATCAGCAACAACCAACACTGATGTTTACACTGTTGGTGCAGGAAAGCAAGCAACTATTTCTACTATCACGGTGTGTAACCGTAACACTACAACATCAGCAACGTACCGTATCGCTGTTCGCCCTGATGGTGCATCAATAGCAAATCAACATTATGTTGCTTATGATGCAACTGTTGGTCCTAAAGATACTGTTACTTGGACTATTGGTATCACAGCAGATGCCTCAGATGTTGTTACTGTGTATGCAAGTTCTGCTGATTTATCTTTTAACATCTTCGGAGTGGAGATTGCGTAATGGCTATTAAAACGGCTAGTGGTTCTGATTTACGTAATAGTTTAAGTTCTGGTTTGGTGTTGTTGAATACGACTACTTTTAGTGGAGTAGCCAGTCAATCAATCAATGATGTATTTAGTGCAACATATAAAAGTTATTTAATTATTTGTGGTTTTACTTCAATTACTGCTTCTCCAATGACTATGAGATTAAGAGTATCTGGTACAGATAATTCGGCAGCAAATTATGGTTTCGCTTATACAGTTGGTCGTTTAGGTTATCACGACAGTTCTGGCGCAAACACAAACACAAGTTGGGAAATTTCTCAAGCAGAGAATTTTAGACAATGTTCTTTTACAATGCATTTACACAATCCTTTTGAAACAGAGTTCACGACTTTCCAAAGTAGTACTGCTGCTTTTAACAACAGTAATTCATTATTTTATAGTCACAGTGGCGCAACCAGCGTAACAACTTCCTACACAGGTTTTACTTTGTTGCCACCTGGAAATATGACTGGAACAGTCAGCGTTTATGGATTGGCGAAATAATGGCAACAGAAAAAATAAGGATTGGTATTGATGACCAAGTTATTGAATTAACTGGTCAAGCAAAAGCAGATTTTATTGCAGATAGAGAAGCCTCATTAGAAGCACAACGCCTACTTGAAACGAAGTATAAAGAAAAACAAGAAGCCAAACAAAACATACTAAAAAAACTTGGTCTAACACAAGACGAACTAGAAACATTACTAGGAGCATAAATGGCTAAACAAGCGTACGTGTACTCTGGAACCGATTGGGTTCCGTTAGCATCAGAGGTGACTAACCTTTCTAACTATTACACTAAAGGTGAGGTTGATACTAACTTTACAACTAAGGCTTCTACTGGTTTGGTGTTGTTAAATACGACTAGTTTTAGTGGAGTAAGTTCTCAAAATTTAGATAACATTTTTAATGCAACTTATGAAAATTATATTGTTGAATTAAGATTTGTTCACAGCACAAGCAGTTCAATTGGTATTCGTATGCGAGCAGGTGGAACTAACAACACAGGTGCTTCTGCTTATGTCAGAACATTTATTAGAGGTGTTTCTACTGCAACAGCACAACAAGCAACAACAGACCAATGGGGTGATGTGATAGAAACTGACACAAACATTTGTAATTTAACAATGTGGTTTTATAGACCATTTTTAGCAGAGCCAACAGGATTTAAGGCTTTTGGTGGTCGCGCCACTTCAATCACAGGTTATCTTGGTAGACATACTGAAAGTGTTTCCTATGATGGCATAGGGATTCTTTTGGGTACAGGAAATATAACAGGAAAAATATCTACTTATGGATTGGCTTTGTAATGGCTACAGAAAAAATTTTTGTTGGATACAACAATGAAAAAGTTGAATTAACAGGTGTAGAAAAAGAACAATTTTTACAACAAAGAGAATTAGATAATCAAGCAAAACTTTTACTTGAAACGGAGCAGTTGGCTAAGCAAACTGCACGCGCATCAGCAATTAACAAACTTGCAGAAGTTGCAGGACTAACCGAAGAAGAAATTGAAGGGTTGATTAGATAATGGCAGCAGTACCAATATACGTATGGAACGGAACAGCCTGGCAAGAAACAGGACCAACCATCCCAGCAAACCCAATCAAATACCAAGCAAGTGCCCCTTCCAGCCCCTCCACAGGCGATATTTGGGTGGATTCTGACGGTGATGTGACCACAGGTTCACAACAGTTCCAACGGTTCCGTTTTGTGGCTTCTGGTGGTGAAACCACTATTTCTGGTGCTGATGCTAATGGTGCTGTTTTGGCTTACACAGCAGGTTTGGAGCAGGTTGTTTTGAATGGTGCTGTGCTTGTTCGTGGTCACGATTACACGGCAACTAATGGTACTTCTATTACTGGTTTGTCTCCTGCTTTGGTGGCTAATGATGTGTTGGAAGTGTTTTCTTTTATTGCTTTTACTGTTGCTAATACTTATACCCAGTCACAAGTTGATGGGTTGTTTAATAGTGCAAACGGTATTTTAACTTCTTTAGAAACTGGTACTTTAACTGGTGCTTCTGTAACTACAAGTACTTTGTCTGGTAGTTATAGAGATTTGTATGTTGTTATCAAAAATTTACAGCCAGCAACAGACGCAACAAGTTTAAGAATGCGTTTTAATGGTGACGCAAATACTAGATATAATGCGAGTAATAACGTAGGTTCAACTTCTGCTTTTGATGAAAGTTCAATGGGTTTAACTGGAAACATTGACAATGGTACTTCTAATGGTTTAATTCGTATGACTATACCTGAATATGCAAATACTACAACTTGGAAATTTGTTGACGTTGTAGCAATATATAATGATTCCACAACAGCAACAAGTGTGGGATATAGAAGACAGTATGGGTTTTATAATCAAACAAGCGCAATTACAACTTTAACATTCTTTATGTCATCAGGTAATCTTACCTCTGGTACCTACACAGTTTACGGAGTGAAATAATATGACTAAGGCAAGAGATTTAGCGAACGGTGGTTTCGGTTTAGTTCTTATTAAACCTTCTTCTGTTGTGAATGGTACGGATAATGGTAAGGGTACTGTAAGTTTCAGTGGTGTTACAAGTGTGTCGTTGAATGATGTGTTCAATGCAACTTACACAAATTATAAAATGATTTTAAATGATGTAACACCACCAAGTCCAGGTGCAGAAATTACTTTTAGAATGCGTGTTTCTGGTTCAGATAATTCAACTTCAGGAAACTATATGTGGGGTAAAATTGGTTTAGAATTTGATGGTAGTGCTTCAAATGGTAATGGTGGAGCAAGTGCTACTTCTTTTAATATTGATTTTAATGATTCTGCTAATGGTATTTCTGGTGCATTTGATATTTACACCCCATTTGTTACGACAGATGTAACAAGATTTTCAGGCGTTTCACAATCACACAGAACAGATTACACAAATTCTTGGTTTAGAACGTCAGCAGGAAATATGACTGTTACAACTTCTTATACAGGTCTGACATTAATTTGTGGTTCAGGAAATATGTCTGGTTCAATTTCAGTTTACGGTTACAACCAATAATAAGATAAGGAACACCTAGTGGCTTTATCAAGCACAATCAGAACACTCCGTTCCAGAGACATAACAGACTCAATCCCATTCAACGTGGGACAACCCTCATACGTTTCTGACATTTGGACAAACACAACAGTTGCATACGATGTTGCAATCGGTGGTCTACCATTCTTCTACGGCATCAACAACGACAGACCATACGAACGTCAAACTGCACCATACAAGAAACAACAGTTTGATAACAGTAAAGAACCTGGTGAGCAAACCCTTGAAGGTTGGTGGATTAGAAGCCAATCATCTTTTCATCGTGGTGCAGGAATAACTTTCTTTGACCCTTCTGCTGGTGAGGAAGTTGATTACCGTTTCAGTTCATCACAAGGTGTTAACGTGTGGGACAAAGGTCAAGTAACCCTGTTGAAGAAAGTTGTTGCTGGTCACGAAACCTCAACCAGTTCACAGAAACTTCGCTCAATCAGATACTCAAACACTGATGCAGTGTTATCACTTGATGGTCACGATGTTGACAAACTACTTGGTGATGGAACAGTTGTTCACTTTGTTGACTACAACAGTGGCACAGATGCACCTGTTTATGGTATCTGTGATGACGGAACCACAGCCTACTGGGCAACCAATGATATTGATGCTGGCACTAACAAAGCACATTTGTACAAAAAAGCATTAACATTAACTTCTACTGATGCTGATACTTTAATGTTCAACGTTAACTCATACACTTTCACTGAAGGTAAAGTTGTGATGGATTATGTTAAAGGTCGTATCATTCTTTGTGCAGATAATAAAGTTTATGAAATAACCCCAACATCTAATAACCTTCCATCCCCAATATTCACACACACCAACACCTCATACACATTCACAAGTGTCACCGAATCAGGTGCAGCAATCTATGTGGCAGGCTTTGCTGGCACACAATCATCAATCTACAAGTTTACTTTGTCTGATGCTGGTGCTATCACTTCTTTAACTTCTGCTGTTATCGCAGCCGAAATGCCAATCGGTGAACTAATCCACTCAATCAAATACTATCTAGGCTATATGCTTATCGGAACCAATAAAGGTATCCGTGTAGCACAAGTATCTGTTGATGATGGTTCAATTGCTTATGGTCCACTGATTGTGGAAACCTCTCAACCTGTTTACGATTTTGCTTTCCGTGACAGATTTGCTTGGGCAACCACAAGTGTTAACGGTAACTCTGGTTTGACACGTATTGATTTATCTGAACAGATTAGTCCTCTTCGTTTTGCTTACGCAACAGATTTGTATTCTGATGCAGCAACCACAACCACAACTGCTTGTGCCCTACTTGGTACAACTAATCGTATGGTTTTCACAGCAGCAAACTCATACCATTTCATTGAATCAGCCACAGAGTTCATAGACTTTGGTTTCCTTCAAACAGGTTTCATTCGCTACGGCACACTTGAACCTAAGAACTTTAAACGTTTACGTTGTCGTGGTGACTACGACAATGGTGGTTTGTTACTTGCACCTGTTGGTGAAGATGGCACAGTTTACGAAACAGCAATCTACAATTCAACTCTTGGCACACCAGAAGTTAACACCATTAACCCACCTGGTTCACAAGAATATATTGGTTTAAAGTTTACCCTTTCAAGATATGAGGACCCAACAGATTTGTCCTCAACTAAGGACACTCTTGGTCCAACGTTTAAGGGATACCAGTTACGTGCACTACCAGCAACACCAAGACAGCACCTAATCCAATTACCTTTGTACTGTTATGACGTTGAAACAGACAGATACAACGTACAAGTTGGTTACGATGGTCGTTCTTGGGAACGCATACAAGCGTTAGAAGATTTGGAAACAACAGGTGATGAAGTTATCTTCCAGGATTTTACTACTGGTGAACAGATAACTGTTGTTATTGATTCTGTTGGTTTCCAAAGAGCAACACCACCATCTGGGGGCTTCTCAGGTTTTGGTGGAAATCTTACAGTTATAGTTAGGGAAGTTGGATAAATGAGTTTAAGTATTATTAAAGATGTATTGTTTCGTTCCATTGCATTGTTTATGACAATGGCTTTACCAGCAATTGGTGCTGGTGCTTTTGCAGGTGTTGAACCTGTTAACTCTGCGTTGATTGCAGGAGCCCTTGGTGTGTCTAAGGTTCTTACAGATTTAGCCAAAGCGTTCTTGGATGACGGAAAACTTACACAAGAAGAAGTAGATGGCGTGTTCAAACGTGCTGGTAAAAAATCTGAAGGTGGCAAGTAAACCTTGTACGTTCAATTAAAAGATGACAAGGTAAAACAATCTTTCAAACCTAATGTTTGGACACCTATGGTGCTCAATGGTCAAGATGCTATTGACCCAACAAAGGAAGGTAATTGTTTTTGGGAATCCCAATTACATTTAACTTTACCTAAAACAGGTAGACCAACCTATGTGAAAATAAATTTCTCAAGAGATTACAAAGGTAAGAACGACACTACTGGCACTAACACTTATGCTGTGCCAGCAGACGTTACCTCTGTTCAGTTCACTCTGTCTTGGTTCTTTAAAGCAAAACCTGGTACACCTATCTCTTGTATGGTTTACCACAACGGAAAGTCAGATATAGTTTCACCGATTAGACAATTTAAAGGAATGATACTGTAATGGGATTACCTATTAAAGATGGAAAGATTACAACTGCTTATGGCAAAAAAGGTAAGATGTGGAAATCTGGCTATCACACTGGTGTGGACTTCGCTGTACCTCAAGGTACTGATGTCATTGCTGTTGCTGATGGAAAGATTGCTCCTGCTAATTGGGGTAAAGCCTACGGAACTCATCTTGTACAAAAGATTGAAGGACAAGACACTTGGGTTATTTATGCACATCTATCTAAGTCCCTTGTCAAGGCTGGCGATGAAGTCAAAAAAGGACAACACATAGGAGAGTCAGGTAACACTGGTAATTCTTCTGGTCCTCATTTACATTTTGAAGCCAGGAATAATGTTCGTTGGTCTGCTGGTAAAGATGTTGACCCGAAAGATATTCTCGCTATTTAGTTTGTTTATGTGTAATAAACGGTGGTGCAGTAAAGACATTGTTCTTCGCTGCAATATTCATAGCCTGTTTCCAGGAAGCACCTGCTTGTAAAGCACCTATGGCATAAGATGCCCCACTTCCTATGCCATAGATACCATCATCTCTCATTAGCACAGACAATGTGTCATCTATCTCGTAGATAATACCGTTTAATGCTATGAGAAATATAAAGTCTTGGTCTTCTGATTCTTTATCAGGTTGATAACCATTAACAGATAAAGTAAATCTTATTGATGGTGCAACTGTTTCAACCATATAATGATATGGGTCCTTGTTTGCCACTGGTGTTAATGATGGTGGTTTCCAAATGTGTTGCACAATATCGCAAGGTAAGGTTAGCCCTGCACCTGCTATCAAAAACTTTCCACGTTTAGTTATCTTAGTAACTACTGGATGTGTGTAGGTTCTTCCTGAATCATCTGTGATTCGTGAGTCTGCAACAAGTAAACAATGGTCTTCTTTTTGTATACCAATTATTGTTGTCATAGTAATGTGCTCCACTTTTCTTCAAAGTATGTTTGGTCTGCTTTAGTAAGTTCCATTAGTTCTTCATTGGTGGATGTTAAATGGTTTGGGTGTAAGTGTTCTACTTCTGCTGGAATGTAAACAACTTCACCAAGTTCTTTTGCTTTTAATCTGATGTCATCATCACCGTACCACCATCTAAAATTTTCATCTGCTCTGATGTTTGATTTAATATCAAGTACCCAACAGTAACCTGGAATATGTCCTGCGTATGGTAAAGGATAACCAAGTGTTGCTTTAAGTTTGTTCATACCGTAAGCAATTTTATTTATAGGATTGTTTTTTA